TTGTTATATATTCGATTTAAACAAAGAACGTAAAATCGTGAAATCAACCCGTATTATGAAAGAAGACCACAATCCTCTCGGTAAAGGAACGATTTTATATGGAACCACCATCTTGGACGAAGCTACCAATTTATCGTATTTCGTCATCGAAGATATGTATTATTACAAGGGTATTCCGCTCACTAAACTGACTTTTTGCGAGAAATTATTTTATATTAAAGATTTTCTCGATGCAGTTAAGGCGAGTAATATTACAGTGTTATTCAAGATGCCGGTCATGTGGATCAATACATACACTGCGATTATATCTTCTACGATTCCGGCAAACATTGTAGATACAATTGGATACCAAACACATCACATTCAATATCGTACTGCAAATGCGATCATGCCGAGCATTAATGTGGTATTGAACATGAAAATCGTGCCGATTGTTGAAAACAATAAACTGGCATGCAAAGATAAACTTGAGTCCGTGCATATTGCAAAATATACCGCCGATTTATTTAAACCGCAATATCGACAAAGTACCGTTTTTAAAGTGATGGCGGATGTGCAATATGATATTTACCACTTATATGCGTATGGAAAAGAGAATTCACTCGAATATTATGGTATTGCGTATATACAAGATTATAAAACCAGTGTTTTTATGAATCGCCTATTTCGCAACATTCGTGAAAATGAAAATTTGGACTACATTGAAGAAAGCGATGACGACGAAGATTTCCAGAATATCGAGCAAGATAAATATGTGGACCTTAAACGCACCCTTAATATGGAGTGCATATTTCACTCAAAGTTTAAGCGTTGGATACCGTCGAGGATTGCCCCCAATAACAGTAAAATTATTCATATTTCTCGCCTAGTAAAGAATTATTTGTATTGATAGAGCTATACGTTGATTCCGCCGCCTAATAAATAATACATAAACCTATATTTTATGTATTATGCTACGATGATTGTTCATTTTATGACGGATTTATCTAGTTTTATCTCGGGTAAGACTTTTTTGTAGATTTTCTTGTTTAATTTATCATGGTCTTCGTAGTTTCCTAGTGCTTGTACACATGCTTTTGCGTAGAAGTTATATTCCGGCGTGTCCAGTTCTCTTGCTGCCGGAGTTGTTTGTACATAATGTTTTACAACGGCATAATGTTTGTTTTCAATGGTGTTAATAACCTGGTTCATAATTGGTTCGTCGGCGGTGCTTTTATTCCAGGTTTCATTGTTTTTAATATAGACGGTTTCGCGTTTCAAGTCGGTGCAATGCAGAGGGCGCTCTGTAATATCCATATTATTGAGTGCCTTAATGAGAATATTACTGACACTATCCACATAGCCATCTTTGGCGATGGTTTTTAAATGGTTCATGTTAATTTCGATTCTTTTGACAAATTCTTGGATACTGAGCGCGTCTTTACATTCGTTTTCGAGGTAGAGTTGAACGTTAAATGTGGTATTGTTGTTGTTGCTGTTAGAAGTATTGTTGTTCCCGAGATGTGGAATCAATTCCTTCACGGTATTTTGAAGTTCCTCCAATTGTTTATCTTTTGCAGTCAATTGTAGCATGAGTTCTTTTACCAACACAATTAATTCGCCGGAACCTGGCTCCGTGGTAGGTTGTGGTTTTTCTTCGGTTGCATATACAATGGTGTTTTCGAGTGGGGGCGTTGATGTGTATGTGCATTTCTTTTTGTGTCTCCATAAACCAGTTCGGTCTTGATATTCTTTCTCACAAGAATCGCACTTATATAGGGATTTTTGAGGACAGTTTTGTTGCAAATTCGTTGCTACCTGATGTTTACGGGTCATTAAATGCTTATTAAAATCTTTTTTATTACTGCATATATAATCACATAAATCGCAATTGAATGATTTGGTAGGTTTTTTATCCAATTCAGTTGCCATTTGTTGATATAAAATAGCAACATATATTATCCCTAAACAACCACCCTCAAAAATCCAAAAAAATTTACAGTCACAAATATTTTCATGGAAAATCGTGTTTTGCTGCATTATGCTGTGAAGTGGTTTTTTTACATATTCGGAAAAACTTATTGGGTCACTTTTCAAAAATGGACAAGGAAATAGTATGTCCAAAATCCAAAAATGCGCCAACAAGTTTTTTCAAAGTTTTTATGTGGGCCGGAAATAATGGGACATTTGTAACATATCAATTACCTGTATAATTGTTGACATGCACCATCGCCGTAAAATACTTGGATTTATCGGGGATTGGTGACGGCGTTATTGTTTCCACGGTTTGTTCTCGCTTTCGCCGTTTTATTGCCACTGCCTTGGTGGATTTTTTATCTTTCTTAATAACAGTCGTATGTTCGGTGCTGTCAAAACTCCATGACCGGCTGTCTATACTATCTCCGCTGGATTTGCGTGGTCGTAAACTCATATACATATAATATAATGTCTGGAATCAGTTTAGCATCTTCACAGTTCACCGCTGGAAACGTATTGCCAAATACACACACCGTGAATACTGGCGGAAACTCGCATTTGTATGCGTCCAAACAGGCGGGCGGAAAAAACCAAAAGCAACAGCAAAAAAAGAAGCAGCAAAGCCGAAAGAATAAAAAACAGTCTCGTAAATCGGCCAAGAAGTCAAGACAAAGCCGTAAAAACTAATTCCAAACACACATAGTGTATCCACTAATTCTGCATAGTAGATACATGTTCCATAGTCTAACAATCGCTTAGGTTCACCAAACATTTTCTTACTACAGGTGGTTCATCGTCTTCGCCAGAATCACCGTCACCAGATCCATCACCCACTTCGTCCAGGTTCTCACACGTCGATTTTGTCCCCGGTTTGGGTTCATACACATGTTTCCACGTAGTATCCGTCGCCCAGTCCAGTTGCATATTTCGATATTTGGTCGAATCGATTTGTCGAATACGATAGTTGCATTTTTTGTAAAATCGGCGACGTTGCAGCCATTGCTTTTGGAAATTGTCATGTGTATCTACAATATCAACAATAATCGGGTTCTCGTGTTTAACACGCAAAATGCGCCCGACAGATTGAATAATATCGGTCTTCGGTGTCACCATGACCAACGTACTCAACGTTTTAATGTCCAACGCTTCGGCCGCCATGGCATATGTCGCCAACACGATTTGTTTGGATTCCGTTTCTTGCAATTTCGCTTGTTTCATACCCCCCACATAATAACCCACCGTGGCCAATTTACGATGCATAATCGAATCATACAAATAGGTCAACAGCGACCGATTATGACACAATATCATAATTTGATTGTCGGGGTTTTCTTGTAATAAATCGCCCAATACTTTGACAATGAAATCGCTACGTGGACCAAACTCGCACAATTTCACAATCATAGTGCTGTATTTTGTATTTCCGCGGAAATCAACGTCCACTGCATTGAATTCTGGGTCGGCACATACATATTGTATTGCCCTGACACAAACTGGGTCGTCGGCCTCGCGTTTTTCCTCATATATTTTATTACCGATAAACATGTATAATACCCGTGTCAATTTGTCTTTACGGTCCACCGTGGCGGAAATCCCGAGCATACAAGGTGTAATCGTTTTAAACAATGTCCGCGAAAATTGTTCGCTTCCAATACGATGGACTTCGTCAATAATGGTTAGGCCAAATGACGAGAATGCGTTGGCCTGATATTCTTTATCGTAGAGCGATTGAATCATTCCAATCACAATGTCTTTGTTCTCAATGTCAAATGTGGGCCCCTGAATTTTACCAACCCGCGCGCTCGGTAAGAAGTCGGTAATTCGTTCAATCCACTGGTTCATGAGAAATTCCTTATGAACTAATATGAGCGTTTTTGTAGATAATAATGAGATGATTTTCAATGCCATAATCGTATTATGAGTAACCGTAAAATCGCCCAGTACAAACCGACGATTTCCGTCGATTTCAAATCCATAGTAGTTGTCAACGTCCATTTTTTCTATTTTTATTCGGGTATTCAATGCATCTTTTATTTGTTTTCTTGCGTGTGCCTGTTTTCTATGACACTTTACTGGAATATCTTCCAATCCTTGCCCGGAAATACTCGCTTTGTAATATGTTCCTTCGCGTTTTTCGCCTTTATACATGCACGATTTCTTACATGCGGTCTTATACGCCGCAAATCCTAACGAACGCGCAACAAACAAAATGTCGTCGAGTAATGTTTCGTTTTTTTGAATGATTTCATAACAATTGTCGTGATAATAACCGTCTGAGTCAATTAAACCTGCGAGGAGTTCCAATTGTACACTGCGGTCATTGCATTTATAATTGTGAGGAATGTGTTTGTTATTTACAAGGTCATTCTTTCGCAAGAAATCCATCATAAAATTTTTGTGGTTTTTTGTTAACGAATTAATACGATAATCATATTGAGAGCCAGTATATTGTAAATATAGAGATGAGTGTTTATTTTGAAAACAATCTCCTGTTAGGTATTTTAACACCGACGCCTCCTGGGTAGTAATTCCGGTTCCGTTTGAACGCCCATCGCCTAACCAATAGCCGAGCAAATACGGGTCCAGTTCTATTTCTACATGCTTAAATTTTATCGGTACACGATAACCAACGAGAACAC